ACTCGATTCGCTCCACTTCATTGTTCAAAGGCACCCCAAAGTGGCACATCGCGAGTATATCGCCAAGCACTTTTCGGCCCTCAGCTGAGCTAAACACGCTCTGATAATACTGCTTCATCTTCTTGTCGGCAAGTTGTCTGGCGTCTTCTTCCGGCGTATATTCGATCATTCGCCTGGCTCCTTACCGCCGCCCATCATCGTCTTGAGCGGGCTTCCGTCCTCTGCTGCCTTGCCAGCCAGCGCCGCTGCCTTGGCAATCTTGGGGGCGTTCTCGATCTGCTGCTGCTTCTCCTGCTGTTTCTGGGCCATCTGGCGTATCTCCGCAATGGCTTTTGGGTCACGTAGACACGTTGCTGGACCGCCTACCGCGTCCCACGCCTCACGTACCATCTCGTCCGTGTCCAGAGCGTGCATGGCGAGAGGATCGAACTGTGTGATCGACGTAATCAGCGCCACGCCAGACTGAATCGCCCGGACCTTCGTTACCCTGGTCTGTGCCTGAGACAAAAGTCCCAAGTATTGCACCTTGATTGGCTCATGCTCGGAATCTTGAAGAATTTGCGGAACTTCAGGAATGCGGCCTGCTCTCGCCTCAATGTCGAACACCCTAGCAATCATGGGGTTGAACCCTTCCGATTGCAGGTTGCCGACGATGGTTCCGAGCAGCGCCGCTTTCTCGGTCATCAACTCATTGATTTGTGCCGTCACCATGCGCTCAGTTGCGCCTCCCTGCGCGAGCTGCGTGAGCAGGGTGAACACATCCGTGTGAAAGTGCTGGTTGATGATCTGCGCGACTTTGCCCTGATACTCCGTATTGAACGGAAGGTTTTGAACGCCGGTCGTTAGAGGTTGCGGCATGATCTGGCGAATGTCGCCACGATTGGTTGGGATGAATGTGAAACCGTTCGGACCGCGCTGAATCTTTCCTTTCTGATCCTCATACGCCACCATCGGAGGTTCAGCCGCTTTCTGGGCAGTAATCAGATTGGTTCTCCCCATCTGATTGTCTAACGCGATAGCAACCCAAGCATCGTGCCCCGGTGAGCGGCCGTAGGTTTCGTCTGAATTCTTCCTCCATCTCCAGCTCAGAATCGGCATAGAGTCGTAGCCGCCCTCAGACAGCATCTTCAACCCCTGATCTCCATCAGAGCCGAGAATCTTGCCTCCCTTTCGATACACCCAATCGGACGCCCACTTCTTCCCCTTCACATCTATGCGCCTTGGATCATAATCTTTGCGGGGATAGACTGCATGGAGAACTTCGCGCCGCTCGTGCATATTGCTCTCGTAGTCATGCTCGAAGTTCGTGTCGGCCTTCTTCATTTCGTCCATACCGAATTTCTGAACAAACTGGCGCAAGGTCCACTTCCAGACGCGATAGTTTGTATCGACCTGCCCGAATCGGTTTTCTGCGATGAAGCATTCCCGAAAATGGGGAACGGTGAAGATGATAGTTGCCGTCGAAACATCCTCTTCGATCAGCAAGTGGGCCGTGCCGGGAGCAGACCCGTCGCCGATGAATTCCGGCACCACGTCATAGAAGTTACTGCGGTTGAACGCTGAATACATCACGTCTTGGCAGTTCTGAATCCACCGCTGGACTTCCGGGTAGGAATCGACTCGCTTTCCGGTCCATGCCCTCATCCGGTTTGTGCGCGGGAAGTTGAGTTTGCCGGGAAGTTCCAGCCCAAACCACGGCTGATTGCGAGAACAGAGATACCCAACCATTCCTTTGACCAGAGTGTTGTGGGCAAGCATGGCGGAATCTGCGAAAATATCCAACCCAGTAGGCTGACCAGGCCACAAATCGTTGTCTTGGACACCACGCCTCCCATGGTTCACATACATGATGATGTTGTCCACCATCCATTCCCACGGAAGTCTCTCTTGAGCTAAAACCTGTAGATATTTTTGAGCGTCCTTCGCTCTATCGTCTGCGGAGCGGTCGTTGAGTCGAGAAGGGGCATATCCCCCAGAGTCCATGTAAGGCGAGGCTAGACCGACAGAAGCCATTATGCCCCCAGAGTTGCTTTCCCTACTGTAGCATTACCGCTGGTCATCGGGCTTTGCAGCATTGTGCTTGCCATGCCCCGGCGCTGTGTCAATGCCTGAGCCTGAGCCAGAGCCGATGCCTGAGCAGCCTGGGCCGTCTGCTCGTTGGTCTGTGCCTGAGTGGGAGCCTTGGGCGTGGAAGGCTTGCTGACAGCCGCATAGATGCCCTCACCAACAGCCGCCGCCGCCGAAACGCTCGCGCCGATAATCAATGCCGTGGTTGCTGAGATGCTTCCGGCCATTACTACCCCTCCCCCGTCACGACAATGGTATCACCTCTTCCATCGCGGCGAGACATCAACTGGTCAGCTTCGGCGAAAACCTCATCCTCGGCCTCTTCAACAGTTGCAAGACTGGTCGGGTAAATCATCGTCATCTCAACCGGCCCGTGAGTCCAGAAGAACTGCTTCCGCCCCGCGCATCCGGGAATGACATTGTATCCGGTCAGCTCAACTCTTTGGTCTCCGATCAGCACTGAGCAGTCTCCATGAACGATTAGAACGGTTGCCAGCTTGATAAGCGACCCCATCATCTTTGTCCCCGGTTGGAGACGGATGGTTCTCGCATACATTCCCCCGTGGAATAGATGCTCTGTGGCTAATTCAATCTGCGGGCAAGAGAGGATGATTTTGTTGATCTCGTTCAGTTGCGCGAGAACGGCCGGCGAAGCTGCAACCATGGCAATCGGTAAAGGTGCCGTCAACGCGCTCATAGCCACTTCGTAAACATGGTGTGGCTGGCCATGCACCCTTTCCGTCGGGAAAGAATCTTCTCAAGAGCGCTCCCTTTTCGTGCTGTATACGAAAGAGGATTGAACCCTGACACTCCTGCGAACGCCTCGGCAGCAGACAGTAGTGCATCTCCGGTGCCAAGTTTTCTGTGAGACGGCAATGCAAATAGGCTTTCAATCGTTGCCGTGCGCTTCCCGTTATGTGGCATCGCACCTGTGACTACAGAGACAAAGCCTACGAGAACATCATTCGCATACGCGCCAAAGCAGTGAAGTGCCCCTGAGTTCTCCATCGCGGCGTACATCTGGCGCTGCGGGGCGTAGTCGGGCATCACGCAGTCTTTCGCGTAGGCGTCCAACAGTTCCGCCGAATTGGGCGCGTCGAGGATTTCCGCGTAGCTGACTGGTTTTATTTCAAGCATTCGCACTCCGTAAACCGTAACTCATCGGGTTGTAGTCTGTGTCATTTCTTGCAGCAAGCAACTGCGCGATGAGGTCAACCTTCTCATTGGGAGGCTGGTAAACCGGCTGCTCAAGGCAGAGGTATCGAACACAATCGGCCATGTCTTTGTACTGCTCCTCTGGTTTGTCTGTTCCAGGCTTCCACTGATAGTTGAATAAATCCTGAGTCGGACCCCGTTCACCGCGGCAACCTTCCTCGGCAAACAGAAGCGCCGGTATCTCTTTGCTCTTCACGGCAGAGTAGTGGTTTTGAAGGTATTCTTTGACTCGCTTGTGACCCAGCGCAATGTCGCCCGCCTCGGAGTGTGAGAGCCTTATCCTTCCGATTCCCGCCTTGTCGAGTTCATCTTCCCATGAAGTATCGTTCATCTGCGTTCGCGCCCCGTACTTTGCATCGAGGACCACAAACGCTGGTTCAGAATAGTTGTGTTCTGCCCGCTTCACTTTCACCTGTCGCGCAATCTCCTCCACATTCCCGTTCGCCAAAAGATACGCATAAACGTAGATTCGATTGGCGGGTTTCCCGTTTATTGTAATGTCCTCTGGACTGACTGCGGCGAAGAGCCAGCGTGTCGGACGGGCGTCGTGCGGGTCTACCGCTTCAATCCGCATCCAATCGGTGGGGATTTTGAAGTCTTTGTAGAGATGCACCGCCCGGTCGAGTGTTTTGTAAACCAGCCCGCTCAGGTGGCCTTCCTTGCCGCCAATGTGCGCGTCGTACTCCTCTGGATCGGTGAATAGTTTGGCGTACTCTTCGATACCCGCTCTTGGAATGAACCCCATAATCTGCCCGCACTTGGGGCAGTTGTTTGTCGGACGCTCCGCATGAGGGTCAACCATGTTCACTGGATCGTTTTCCGGGATGTACTCGTCGCACTGACGGCAATAGTCCTGACAGTTGTCCCAGGTCGTTCCGGTGAAGATCGCAATCTCCTGATCGTCCCCGCCGCCGTTGAACGCCTTCACGGAAAACATATCGTAAAAGTACGGCGCTCCGTAGAGCGGAGTCATGGCAAACCAGGAGGGAGCATTTGTTGTGACCTTGCCGCGCTCGGCCGCAATCAGCAAATCGTGTGGAGGCGGCTCATCCCATCCGTAGTGGTCGTAGTCAATTCCAAGAAACGTGTCCGCGAGCTGGTTGTACGAACGGACGTGGAGCGTGGAACCGCAGGCCCGTCCCAGATAGTCGTACTTCATCGTGACCGACTTCAATGCCCCAGTCGTGTCCCGCTTCCAATCTGGTGCGCAGTGCGCCGGAATGAGCATGGCAAGCTCCGGCTCGATCTTGGCCGACACCGACTGCGCCATCGTCTGACAGCCCATGAACCCCTGGTTGGGAACACGGATAGAAATCTTGTAGTCAGGATCGTCCTGAGAAAGCCACGGCCTGAATCCCATCGCATGAGCGATGCTCTCGCAAACAGAAATTCTTGTTTTCCCGACCTTCTCACCAGGCTTGAGGATACGCCGTCGAGGTGTGCGACCGTACTTGTTCTTGATCCTGATGAACGGGTCTTGCACCCGGTTCATGCGCAGCATACCAAGGCGCATCAACTGATTCGCGGTTGAGATTATCTTCGATGGCTCGATCTTCCCATCAGCGCCGACAAGCCGCGCCAGCACGTCCGGCTGTTCGCGCTTCGCCATTACTCCTCCGGCGTGTACTGGATGTTAATAACGTCGGCAGCAGTCCCGATTCCATACCACTGGTTCAGGTTGATCGCACCGCTGGTGAATGGTCCGATGATTGTCGGATCCGCCGTGGGTGACGCCACCTTGACCGGGATTCCCGTAGTCGTCGCAACTGCCGAAGAGTCGCCGATGTACGATACCGCCGATCCCTGCCATGCCCTAAACTGCATAGCACGTAAAGGAAGCGCGGTAAATCGCGTAGCTCCCGCCCCTAATGTCACTGTCAACAATGGCATTTCATCACCTCACTGAGAATCTTAGCACTTTCTTGACCAGAGCCTCCACAATCTCAAACAGCCCAGCCGCGCAATACACCACGAAGCCAAGAAAGATCAAACACATAAGCTGAATCATCCCCTACACCCCCTCTGGTGCATCCCGTTCATCCCACCACAGGACGGGCAATTGGTTGGTTGAGCTTTTGCCGACACAACTTCTCTTCGTGACGCCGACTCTGGTTTGCGTTCTTTGGGTTGTACCTCGACTGGCAATGTTCGCACCTGGGCCTCTTGTCCTTCTTTATCTCCACTTCCGGCGACGACATCCTCAACTCTTGCTCCTCCTGCGTCAACGTCCTTAGACCTTCCATGCACTGCCTCCTTGTGGAAAAGTTCAACATCGCTCAGTATCCACGCAATCACCCAAGACCGGCTACGATTCAAACGCAAAGCCTCTGCATCCACACGCGCCACCGTCTCAATAGGTAACCGAACCGTTATGTGAATTGTGCTACCCATGAACACAGTGTAACACAGCGTGGGACAAGTGAACACCTTTTGGGGAAAATTTCATGGACGGGATATGTACGTATCGACCCACCCCACCCTCATTTGGGGTCATAGGGGGTCTCTGAGGCTCTCTTATTGCCTACAACATTGAAAATAAAAGCGATACGATTTATAGCCATCGTGCCAGCGTACTGGACCACCCTCACCGATGCGCTGCTTGGATGCTGATTGGCTATCTATATAGATGCGCTGCTCTAGTGCCGATTGCCCTCAAGTGTCTGATAAAGCGAAGTATAGGCGAAGATACACCCTCGCCAGAGCCCCGTAGACGCATCGCCGACACACCGGTGAGGCTATCCTATGGCAGTTTTGGCCCTGTATCCCGCATATCACGAGCCGCCTGAACGAGATCAAGCAGCACAGATACATTGACTTGCGTGGCCTGGCCGCGTATCGTTCGAGCCTTATCTTCCCAGATACCGGCAGCTACAGCCAGATCACGGACAGCCGTTTTTGCCAGCTTTGCTTCGGTCACGGACATAAGCGCTCTATGCTGTAAAGCGTCGAATATATTAGCTTTATCCTCTTGGAACTGGCGCAGGTCGTCCTGTGATTGCCTCTCGCCTAAGAAACGCTTGAGTACCCTATGTACATTAGCCGGATCACAGCCTACAGCTTTGGCTATCTGCCCTTCACTTAGTTCTGGGTAATCCAATTTCATTTTACGAATGCTTCTCGCTGCTCCTGTATTGGCACTACTGACCCTTCTCTTGACGCTCTGCTCATCTGTGACCTTAGGCTCCATGTGGTCATTTTACCTAAGGAGGTGCAACGTTGCACCAAACCGGCGAATACCAGGCGAATAAAACGTGGCCATCACATCACACGCTATTATTCACACTTTTAATACGTTTTCGCTTGCATTCACTCTTTTTACGCTGTACTCTTATCACAGATCAGCAAGGGAGGAAAACCGCAATGACAAGCCCTCACACTATCGACCCGCGCATCGAAGCCGAGGCCGCGCTATATGACATGGAAGCCCACGCCGCGCACAAGCAGGCTATTCGGTCCTGTGAAGATGATCACCGCGCCTATACTCACGTTTTCTTCGAATGGAACAAGGATTTTACCGGCTGGCGTGTCACTGGCCATGTAGCGATTGAGTATTATGGGTCGGGCTGGTTTGGCCTGATCCCTTGCGTCCCCTACCCCACTAATTGACCAACAGAGCGGTCCTTACCGCAAACGACCCCAGTTGTAGTTGTTGATAGGAGTAAGCCATGACGTCAGATTTTAGCTATCGGATTGACGGAATGTTCGCGTTGATCCTGCCCGAGAGCCCCGCTGGAGAGAAAGCGATGGGTAAGGTGATGGAAATGACGGATGGAACAGCCAAGGTGTTCTCCACTCAGCTCAACGCGCTTAAATCTGACCTGCACCGCGCTGGCTACACAATCCGTAAGCGGTCGGCACGGAAAACATGCAGCAAAGCGGACCTTGAGCACTTGTTTTGTGCAATATCGCACTAATCCATTTGTGGGTCGGCGTGGTATGGACACGCGATGGCAGACCCGGTTGCCGACATGGTGCGAACCTAGCCATGATCTATCCGGGGCGAGGGCAGTAGGCTCCCATAGGCTCTGAAAGCGGAACATCGCCAACCTAAAACGTCTATCCGGATGACGGCCCGGAACCCACATAACCAGCAACATAGTGGTACTCAACCGCATAAGGAGCAGCAAAAATGACCGAACGTGAAGCGTATATCCCCAAGATTCGTCAAGCCTTAGCTTCGATTGAAACCGACTCGATTCTGAAGTGTATTCAATATGCGGCATCGCATCACGGTTTGATGCTTTGTGGATCTGCTCGCTACTACCTTGAATCCGAAAAGTCAACCCCAAAGCCCTACGGCGACGTCACGTATCGCGGAAACATCTTCTATTGGCTGGAAAATGATGCGCCGGTCATGGGGCTGGATTGGATTTTAAGTCACTTCTATGACGACAACGAAGACGAAACTATGAAGGACGGATACGCATGAGCGAACCCGAAAGCATCGCAGTCGTAGCAATAATCTTAGGGATTTACCTCCTCGGCTTGGTGCTGTGGATGGCTAAAGCGCATAACGACCGCTTAAATCGTGAGTACTTTCGCAATCGCGCGGAACTCGAGGCGCTGGCGCAAAAGTACCAATGCAACCTCACCGCAGAAGAGGCGGACGAACTGATGTCCAGCAGATGGGATGGCGATTAATGGAAAATCATGACCAAGTAACCGTAAACCGTTCGATTCTGATGCGCCTCGCCAATGCGGCCGCCCGACGCGCATATGAGCAGACACAGGTGGTAGGCCCCAACAGCACCGCAGAGCATCTGTGCGCCATAGCCGTGGGCTACCTC